CGTCGACCAAGTCGCGCCATTCCTGATGCTCTCTGGTTCGCCGAATCCAAGTGATCGTGAGATTGTCCGAACCGTCCCGGCTGCCGGCGATGTGAACCGGCGCCAATGGTTTCAAGCTCGCGGTCATAGCGTGAAGTGAACCTCGTTCGCATCGGTGAACAGAGACCCCAACGAAGTCGCCCGGAAAATCTGCGGTGCGCCGATCTCCGATCCGGACGCGCTTATACGGTGCAGGGCCAGGGGATCGAGCACCACAAACGGCTCGCCGATCATGTGGTCGGCCACCGCAAACTCGCTCCCCCTGCGGCCGCGCAATAGGTTTGACAGCCTGTAGATGCCAGAGCCGAGAGCGACCGCCGTCGTCCACTGGATAATCTCGACGTCGCCGTTGATCTTAATCAGCGCCGCAGCGTTGGCGCCGTTGAGCACGTTGGCCTGGCTCTCGCTCGACAGCATGAAAATGTCCGGTCTTACCAGATGTACGTCGAGGGTGTTGACCGTGTCCCAGGTGTTTACATTGGCCGGGGGGAGCAGGGCAGTCCTGGCGTAGCCAATACAGCTCTGCACGTCCATGGTCGCGATGTCGGTATAGGTTTGACCATCATCTATTGACTTGGCGATGATGGCGCCTGTCCAAGGTGGGTTGTAGCCGCTGACTGCCAGATAGTAGCCGATCCCGTTGTCCTCGGGGCGCAACAGCACCGAGTCAAAAACAATCAACCGCGTCGATCCGGCAAGCCCGACAACCTTGGGAATAAGACCACCGGATGGCGTGCCGCCTAGCGCGACGTAACCGGAATAAAGGCCGGGGTCCTCGGACACTGCTTTCACCACTATGATTCCCGGTTGACCGTATTCCACGCCAGCCGCCCGAAAGCGCAGCGTGCGCGGGACCGCCACTTGAACTACCTCGGCCACACCCATCGCGCGCGCGCCTACGAGGGACACGCTAACCAGGGTCTGATCATCGATAACCAGAGCGTCGGCGCCGACGGCCGCCGTCCTGACAATCGACGGCACGTTGAACCGCGCGGATACCGTCGGTTGTCCGACCGCGAGCGTCCCGACCAGAGAGGCAGCAACGAGGGTGTTGGCGTCGACTACATAGTGGTCGCCCACCCCGGTCGAGGCATTGACCAGCGAGGGGGCCTGTAACGCGCGTCCGAGCGTTGGCGTGCCGATCGCCAGCGGGCCGGTTAATGATGGGATAGTGAGAGCTACGGCGACTACCGCGGCGCCAAGCGCCCGCGGACCGAGAAGGGAAATCGGGGCGATGACCGCAGGTATATAAACGAGCTGCGCGCCGAATTGGAGGATACGGGCGGCCAGGCTGGTTTCTTCACTGACGACCTGGGACCCCGCGACCGCGACTTGTGTTTCGATGTCGGTCTGCTCGGTGACGACCTGCGCCCCGGCCTGGGCGACTCTCGTTTCAACGTCGGTCTCTTCGGTGACGACCTGCGCGCCGGCCTGGGCGACCCGCGTTTCAACGTCGGTCTCCTCGGTAATGACCTCGGCGCCATGAACCAATATGCGCGTTTCTGTTGCCATTATTTAGATCGGCCGAGCATGGACACGCCGAGCGGGTTAGGGCCGCGGGCCTTGCGTTCCTCTTCTTCGAGCTCGGCGATGCGATCATTGACGGTCTTGGTGGTGGCCGCCAGCTCGAGCCGCTTATCCTCCAGCTTCGAGCGAAACTCTCGCAGCATATTGAGGGGGAGAGCCTTCAGCTTTTTGGAATCGTTGGGGATTTCCATCGTTTACTCCTGTTCTGGTTTGCCGACACTGGAGAGCCCCACCAGCTGCGGCGTACCGACCACGCCGCGGCGAACGTCGGGGGTTTTGTGAAACAGCCGCCTCAATCGCGCGTTCCAGCCCGCCTCCTTGCGCGCGGCGTCGTGTACGCGGGGGTCGTCAGTGAAGCCGGCCGGGAAGCCGGCGCGCAGGACGACCGCCTGGTCGAAGGTAATTTGCTCGACCTTCGCCACAGCTTCGGCGTGGCGCGCAGCCAGCTTGATCTGCGCGGCGAACTCGTCGGCCTGGTTCCACGGCATTTTCCAATAGTGCCCGCTGGCCTCGTCGATGATCACTACATGGGGGCCGTCGCTCTTGATGCGGATCGAGCTCATGGACGCATGACCTTGTTCGCGCCGTTGTCGAAAATAAACAGGATGTCGGTGCCCGTTGGCGTAAACGGCAGGCCGGTGATGGTGTCCCAATAAGCCCACAGCTTGCTTGTCGACGGCGTGCCGGTGTGCTTGTAGAGGATCGCCGACTCGAAACTTGCGCCCGACACAGCGGAGAATGTCACATCGCCGGCATCGAGCACGCCGGCCGTGTTGCTCTTACCGGAGAGAGCGCTCGAAGTCGCAATCACCGCGCCGCCTGTGATGTCGTCTAGCGCGTCGTCGGTGGTAAGGTTCGGCACGTCGACGCCGTGGTCGACGAAGAACAGCCGGAAGTCGTCCGACATCCAGTTGAACCCGCCGTTGCACATATTCTCCATGCCCTTGTCAAAAAATCCGTTTGCCATTGAAGCCTCCTAACTCTGTCGTTTGTACCCGATTTCGTTCGCGTTCCATTCAGTGGGCGTCCATGGCGCTGCGGTGTCGGGGTTGTCTTCGAACCATTCCTTGAACCAGCCGTTGCTCCCGAATGGTGGGTTGAAGGACGCGCCTTCGTAGTCGGTCCCACTCTGCCGATTGAGAAACCTAAGCGTTGCCGCGCCCGAGTCCTGCTTGTTGGCGAGCGCGATCAAGCCGACGGCGAGGATGGTCGCAGTAGTCGGCACGTTGCCCGCCGTAAAGGTGTCTTTTTCGCCGACGACGTCAGTCGAGTTGTAGTCCGCGGGGTTCGGCGTCGTTTCGTCCACCGTCTGAAAATTCGACCCGGACGATGGCGTCCAAGTAGTATTCGCGCCCGCCCCTGTTGGCGGGAAATACTCAACGCGGTTTTCACCTATCTGCGAATCGGCGTGAATCACGTCGCAGATGTCGGTGGTCACCGACCCATGCGAACCCATTTGAATGCCGATCGTAACCGCGTCGATTGATCCGCTGCCGACATATTTTGTGTCGAGTCCCGTAGCCGAAAAGACTAGAGCGCCATCCACCCACACGTCGATGGTGCCCGTCGAATCATGTATGACGACTTTCGCTTCAACGTGTTTCCATTGGCCAAACCCGATCAGCCCGGACGCTGACGTTGCCAACAAAACATCGTCGCCGCGGTACAGCTTGAACGAGCCCGCGTCCGTAATCGCCAGGTAACAGTGGACGTTGCCAGCCTCCCACCACTTCATCAGTCTGCACTCGGTCGAGAACGCGGCGCTGTACTTGATCCGCATTGCCGTATAGAACGTCGAACGCGCTGCGACCGGGTGCCCATAGTGCGCCGTTTGCCCTCCCGATCCGCCGCCCAGGACCATCCGCAAAGTCGGGCCGCTGTAGGGGCTGCTTCCCGCGTTGACCGTAGTCGTGAAGTCGACGCCTGCTAACTGCGTGAACGGGAAAATGTCGGAGAGGGTTTGGCTGTAACCGAAGCTCTCTGCCCAGTCTATTACCATGATTCTGCCTCCGTTAAGTCGTTACGCGCACCGCGTTGTTTGCGCCATCGATATAGATCAGCTTCACAGATCCCGGCGCAAGCGTCACGGTGGCGCCGGCCCCGCTGCCGCTCTTCAGGGTGATGTTATGACTGCCCAGGGCGGCATGTTCCACCATGCAAATTTTCCCGCGCCCGAGGAACGTCACCGCCCGCGGCGCCGTCATCGTGTCGGTAAATTTGAAATACACCGCGCCGTCATGCTGCGAGTCGGTGAGGATAATGTCGGCCGTGGTCACGTTGATGTCGAGCTTGCCCCCTAGCACGTTGTCGAGGATTAACAGGGCCGCGTTGTGCGTGACTTCTTTTTGTGACTGGCCGACGGCGATTTCTGGAAATTTGTAGTTTGTCGTGGTCATAGCGTGATCTCGAATGGATCGCCCGGCTCGATCTCAATGTACTTCCGGGTTAGTCGGATGGTCGCCTCGTTGCGCTCGAAGTGCAGCACCGGCAGCAGCCGGGCCGCCATTTGCTTCGCCGCGTCGTCGGACATGGACTCAGCCAAGCTGAAATCGATCATGTGCCGAAACTCGGTGATGATCTTTTCTTCATACTGGAGCCCGCGCTCATAATCCTTATCACGTTGAATGTATTGCACCCGCACCGTACTGGGCAACCGGCGCTCGTGAATCTGGTTGCGTTCGAGTCGATCAGGCACCTGCTCACCGGGCTCATAAGCCGCAAGGTCGGTGAGCGGGATAGTGAACGCGACCGGCCGGCCGCGCTTGCGAAATTTGAGTAAGCCGCCGCTCTCCACCGGATCAAAAAAGTAGTGAGGCATGAGCGGGGAAATCCAATTCGCCATCGTCATTGCCGCGTCGCGACCGTAGCCGTCGACGCAATCGGTGAGCTCGCTCACGTCGAAGCGCGTTTCCTCCATGCCTGCGATGCGGCACGCGTCGCCGACAATCTTGGAGAGCGGCACACATTGCGACACGCCGGCGGGCACCACCTGAAAAAACTCTCGGTTTGGCGCACCGTAATAAAAGATCCCGTCTTTGTAGATAAGTTGGCCGTTGATGAAATTCACCGAGAACGGGTTCGGCGAGGTCCCGATGAGAACCGCTTTCTTATTTTCGAGAGCGTAAAAGTTGACCGGAGCACCTGAGCCAAAGCCGGTTTGGGTGAAGTACATTTCCTCGTCGCTTACGAGGTCGAACCCCGCCAGCTTTTCGACGCCGAGATCCCAAATCTCCAGCACGGTGAAATCAACCGGGTCGATTTTGTAAAGTATCGAGTTTGGGGCGCCGAATAAACTTGTGATTCCATGAGAATACAGGCCATACAGGAAATTGTCGCTCATCCTGAGCACCTGAATTTTCGGCGCCGCCACGTATGGCGCCGGGAAGACGATGTCGGTCGCCATCGATGGAAAGTCGATAAACGCGCCGTCAGGAAAACCACCCATGCCAGGCACCCACATAATGAGCCGCCCTAGCTTGTAAACCCAGGTTCCGCCATTCCCACCGATCACGCCCGGCAGTACGCCGATGAAGATCTCGCGCCATTCGTTATACAGGAAAAAATGAAAACCGAATCCGCTGTGCCAAATACCGGCCGGAACGTCGCTTTTCCCAGCCCCAAACGGATAAATAATATGGCCTTCGACCGGGTCGCTCAATTTTTCATATTTCAGTTCTGGAAACGTACCAACAGGCGTGTGCCTGACCCAATAATACGCCTCGGGATTGCTGTAGGTGGCCGACGCCATCGCTAAATGTTCCGAGTCTGCCACAAGACTGAGGACCTCGTGATTGTCATCGACATGATTCCAATCGCCGACCCATACCCAGGCGCTGCCAATGAAGGGCGGTTGGTTAGGTCCAAACGTCCGCATATGCTCGCTGCCGTCGTCGTAGACTTCGGCGACGGCCTGGGGAATTTGATTGGCGTAGTCGGCGAGCTCGAGCGCGAGCGCGGCCATAGTCACGACGCCACGGTAAGCTGGAGTTCTGCCGACGCCGTGCAGCAGCTCAAAGGTAGCATCGGGGAGCTGGTCCTCCGCGCCCATCATGAATTTGAGCCGGCCGCCCTTGATCGCCGCCGCCGATGCAATGATCTCCGCGAGGGTTGCATCGGGCGACATATTGCGGCGCAGCTTTCCTTGAAGCCAAACCCGCAAGATGCCATCGGCTTGCCGGCGCCGTAACAGCCACAGCGCGTCAGCCGAGTAAGTGTAATAGTAACCCGATGGACTCGCCGACATGCCCTTGCCACCGACGGAATGCTCGACCGCTCGGATGTCGCTTGAATCGATCAATAGCCCGGGCACCGGGAACGTCCCTTCGGTGTCTGGAATATCCTCCCCGAAAGAGTGCGAGGTGACCTGGAGATCTTCGAGTTTCGGACCGATCAGCTGGCCCTTTTCCGGGAACAACAGCCCGCCAACGATGCCGCCGAGCAGGCCGCCGATCGCGCCGCCGATCGGACCGCCGAAGTATGATCCGGCCATCGTAAACATAGACTTGATCATCATCTGGGCGGCAAAGACCGAGTCGGGGAAGATGAGCAAGCCGGCGACCGCGCCCAAGGTGATGTAGATTATTTGGCTTTTGGTTCTCACTCTAACCCTCGAAACTTGTAATAGCGCCGGATGCGAGTCTTGATCCGGTCATCGAGCCTCTGTTCGACCACTTTCCCGGCGCGGCCCGCGCCCCTGGCGACGTTGCTGTGGGCGTGGATCAGCGTGCCGCAATCGGTGAGAATGCCGACATGGCGCGGCTGCCCGCCGAGGTCGGGATCGGCCATCCACGGCACGTCACCCGGTAGCTCGGCGCCATGGGGCACCCGGTCCATGTGCTCGTCGAGCCCTTTTTCCATCGCGCTCGGCACCGGTAACGGCCCGTAGCCCGCGAAGTCCCACTCTGGCGCGATCAATTTCATTTCCTTCGCGACGCCGACGACCAGCCCGATGCAATCCACCCAGCGACCCTTCTCCCTCCCCTGGTGCCGAAAGGGTGTGTCGAGCCAGGTCCGCGCGGCCTCGATTACTTCACCGCGCGTAGCCATGGGCGGACCTCGTAGGGTTGCACGGTCAAGTCTGGCTCGCGCTCCGTGTCACCTTCAATCAGGGTAAGCCCGTTGAGTATGTAAGCCTGGGCCTTGTCCCCGTAGGTGTCCGGATCGTCCCACCCTATGCGCGCGGTCCCGCGCAAGCGCATGGGTGGGCCGTTGAGCCGATGGCCGACTAGGTCGAAGTCCGGTTGTTCATAGAAATGCATTCCGGCATGTCCGGCGCCGCCGACGCATTGCGCGTAAAACGGCGCCAGGATACCACTTTGCGTCACGGCGATTTTAGCTTCACAGCGCATGGTTACACCGGTTGATCAGGGAAGCGGATTGCGCGGTGAACGCCAGGCAAATAAGGCTCACCGCGGAAGTTGTGGACGTTGTCAAATTTGTCGATGCAAGTTTCAACGCGCTTGTCGCAGCCGACCTCGACTATGTAGCTCTGCCCGACGCTGATGTCCCGATAGGTGGAGTCGCGCAGCGTGAACCCGGCCGGCCTCCACTGAATGCTTCCATCCGGGGTGTTGTTCGATATGGGCTCGGTCACGGTGACCCGGGTACGGTTCGGACCCGCTTCGTAGAGCACCGCGGTGACGGTGTATTCACCGTCTTTGGCGGTCGACCCAAACAGGGTAATGATGTCGCCAATCTGAAAGTTTGCCGTTTGATCGCCGGTCACATAGAAGTAACCGCTAACGGTGTCAACCAGTGTGATTGGATAAGACGCGCGCAAGTAACTCTTGACCTCGCTAGAAAATCCCGCGTTCGGCCCGTCAAGAAACGTCAAGAGCCCATGCGTAAACCAGCCTGTTGGCTCGACGCGGTTGTAGTCGGCGAACTGGCGGCGATCTGTAACCGATGTAATGGTGCCGGGTTTGACTAGCGCTTGGCGCGCTTCCCATGTCACGCCGCCGTCGGACACCGTCCCGCCCAGGACCGTCGGCCAGGTCGGTTCGGTGAGGCCGGTTTGCCCCGCGGTGAGCGCCACATAATAGAAACCGTTATAGGTCGAGGGTTTGACGATCATGCCGACGTTGGCATCAAAGGGAATACCCGCGGCGTGTTGCTGGAGCGGCTGCCAGCCGACTGGATCGAGTCGCACCTTGCAGCCATAGCGGTCGTTCCACGTATCCTGGATCCGCGTTCCCAGCTCTGCCCTGCACGTGACCGAGCAGCGCGGCCCCTGTTCTTGAGTGAGCAACGATTTTAAGCCGAGACCTTCAGCCATGAACGCTTGATCGCCCCAGCGGATGTCGCCCAGGCGTCCATAGAGCAGGACGTTTCGACCCTGCGCGAGATTCTGATAATTGACTTCGAAGTGCTCGTACTCGGCGCCGCTGTAGAGTCCCTCCTCGATGTCCTGGGCGACGATCTGATCGCTGTCGAGTAGGGCCTGGACCTCGCGGCTTGAGACACTGAAATCCGATGTCGCGGCCGCCGCCGTGGGCACCGACCCTGTCCGCGCATGGAGTCTAATATTGTTCCAGATTAAATCTCTCTCAAACGACGTGAACCCCAGGCACCGCCGCGCCTCCCCATAGCTCGTGCCTACGAGGTAGGGACTATAGGCCGTTGTGTCGACGTTGATTTCAAACTCCGTCGGTGACAGTACCGTGACTTGAAAATACAGCTCGCTGACGTTGCCGACAAAGTTGACCTGGGTCATGCCCTCGATTTTGACAAATTTCACCACGTCGCCGGTCTTCAACCGATGCTGCCAGAGAGTCGTCACCACGCCAGGGTTTGCGTTTGTGATGTTGACCACCCTCGGCTGACGCGCCGCCAGCGAGAGGATTGTGCAAAACGCGATGGTCTGCACTTGGCCTTGATAGTGGGCGAGCAGTCCGGCCGGGATCGTCTTCACGGGACCAGCCTCACTTCCTCGACCTGGATGCTAACCTCGCCGGCCTGCCACGCGATGAAACTTGGGTCGAAGTCGTCCGAGGCGAAGCGGACCGGGTGATAATACTCGAACCCGGCGCGCACAACGTCACTGCCGGCCAAGCCTGGAGAGCGGGTGATAACCCCGGTGGTCGCGTTCATAGTCCAACCGGAAAACTCCTCTACGCCGTTTACCGAGACCTTGAGCGTCCCGGCTTTGGGTTTGTAGATGGTCTTTACCAGCGACCCGCCGCCGACGGTGTAGGTCTTAATCAGCTGGAATTGAGTCTGCCCAGCGGTCGCGGTGGCAATCACCTGATCATTTGCCGAGGTGCTAACAGTTTTCTGATCGCCGTGCGCGCTTTTGTAATCGAGCCAGTTCTTGAACAGGAACATATGACCCTGCCCGCGGACTACTAGAAACAGCTCGTAGAGATCATAAATTTTGCCGATCTCGCGCGCGCCATAGCCCACGTCCCAACCGTATATTGGCGTGTCGCGGCGAATGTCCGCGGTGTGCCATCCGCTCGGCACTTTTACGATGCCGGTTAAAAAGCGCGGTCCGCCAGGGCTGGCGAAGCTGATGTCTGTCGGGAAGACGATGTCATCGTAAAAAGCCATCGCTTAATCAATTCTCCTGAAAGTATCGCGGACCTGGCTCTGAATCTCCCGCCTGCTGCGCGCGAAGCTGCCGGCGTCGTTGGCATAAACATTGACGACAACCGCCCTGTCTTTTC